TCGCTCCGTCAGTTAAGCGCGTACCGCTGCTTCCGTATGAAAAGCAGTTAATCGCAACTCTTGGTTGCACAGAAGAAGAGTACCGAAAATTTACCTACGAAGCAGCCCGCCGCGCCGCAATCCGCCCCGCTGCGTATGACAACGTTCCTGAAATTAACGCAATTATTGTTTCCGGTGGTGCAGCTGCAGCTGCTTTTCTTGGTGGTGGCGCAGCAACTAAAGCAACAACAGCAACTGTTGTAGCAGTAAATATCGCAGTCGGACTGGCGCTTACTGCTGTTAGTTATCTGCTTACACCAAAACCAGCAGCACCATCTGAAGCCGCTGGCATCAAACAACGCTTTTTGCGCGGACGAAAAGGCAGCGACCGTTTTCTCGCCACTAGCGGTTTCGACTCAATCGCCGAACTAGCAAACTACGGCGACCCAATCCCCATTATTTTCGGCAAATACACTGGCACAACTGGCGGAATGCTGGTGGCACCCAGGCTGGTGTGGTCCCGCGCCTTCAGTCTCGGCTCTCAGCAATCGGTAAAACTGCTGTTCGTTGTCGGTGAGCAAGGCCTCGGCGAAGGCATCAAAGCGCCAGATCTAACCGGCATTTTTCTTGGTACTACACCTCTCGATGCAGTTTTTGATCATACGTTTGCCTTTTACTGGAAGCGCAACTCAAATAGTTTCGCTCGTGTAAGGGGCGGAAACCTTCTTTACGGAACCAGAGGCAAACCAGACTCAGGCGACATTGAAACATCAGACGACGTATATCTATGCCCCACACGTAACGCAGCCCAAGACACTGGTTTCTGCCAAGCATATACACCAAGCAGCACAACACAATTCGGCGTCTATTCGGCCATTGCCAACGGAACCAACTATCGAGTCAACTGGAAAGTAATTGCCGTACCAGTTTTAGAGGGCAACAACAGGGATGACCCCGATAACGACCCAGGTCGCGCTCTCCTACTGGAACGCATCAAAATCGCGGGTGACTACGGACTTACCGGAGACGGCAGCACTCCCAAATGGGTAGAGGTACTTAAGTCAGGCCAAAAAGGAGTCGGCCGAAACTATGGCCGCCGCATGGGCATTGTCTCGATCAACGGCATAAAAGTAACAAGCGGTGAAACAGAAGTCCGCCAAGTCGCTGTGGGCGATCGAGCAGTTTTTCGCATTGAAAAAGGTCGCTTACCTACTAGCACTTATTACTTCAAGCAAACAAAAAGCACCCAAGTAGATGACATCAATACAGAGGTGTTTGAGGGTCAAAAGGAAGCCGACGATGCAATGCAGATCGGCGAAACCTTCATGATTGGCCGCACTGTCTGGGTGGTCGAAAGCAGAGCACTGGATATTTTTCGCGGCAGAGATGACGGCGAGCAGCAAGAGATAACCCTTCGTTGCATCGAAATTTTCGGCAAAGGACCGCTTAGCGCATCAATCGGTCTGATCAGCCCCCGGATGATCCGACGCGGCATCTACAACGACGACAACGGCAAGACCAATGCACGCAACGGCCTGGGACTAAACGCAGGCATCAATTTCTACCCAGTGCTGCGTTTTGCCATCGGCGTGGTTCGCAACAACCGCGCTTGCGATAGCACCGAAATCGGCATTCGCAGCCAGGTCTGGCAAAAGTCAAACGGGCTTTGCAATTTCGCATCTCTACCCAGCCCCAAGGAGTTGCGTCGCGCAGAAGCAAATCAGGTGTCACTCCAAAGCGGCACGATGAGCAACTACATGCGCCGCACTTCGGCATTTGCAATCTTCCTCCGACCTGCTGGTACAGACGCCCAAGGTAACGAATATGCCTGGGAGCCACTGGGCCAAACTTTTTGCATCAGCGGTCGCATTCCGCAAGACCAGTTCAACTACCTGCGACTGATCCATCCAGAACAAGCGCAGTTTGAGTACCGGTTTGTACCGAACCCTGGCGCAGACATTGCAAGACGTTTTGACGACGAAGACCGCTTGCTGCTACTGAATGCCAAGAACGGCGGCCCAATCGGCGAGCAGTACCAAACCCCCTACGGCACTTTCACGCTCAATACAGTCGGCGAGTACACAACAGCTGGCTCGGTCAAATTCAACCGCCAGATGGCCACCGACGCCAGGGTGACGGAAGAACGCATCAACGCGACAATTCCAAGCTCTGTCGAAATTGAGAACTACATCCCAGACATTGAAGGAGCAGATGTCACGGTCACCGAGGTCGCGTTTTTTGATTGGCTACCTGACGGAGTAAGCGTTGGCCGCGCTGGCGCAACCTTCTACGAATTCTTCGGCAAAGCATCTCAGACAGGCCTGGTCCGCACCTACCGCCGAACAGTAAACCTGGGAGATGGCAGATCAGCAACAATCTTGTTTACCGGCGTTGTTGACCGGACATACCCGATTAACCACCCATTTTTCCCAGGCTTCCGCGCCTGGAGCTTTCAAAGCATCACGGTAGAAAGCAGCAGCGGCGGTTTTAACACCTCGCAAATTTTCAACGTCCAACTGGATGTGTCACCTGACAATCCTCGTGCGCAACCCTACGGACTAACTACATGCGGCGTTCGACTGCAGGTCAGAAACACCAGTCAAAACATTCCACCTAAAGGCCGTCAGTCTGGCTGGGAATACGAAATCCTTGGAGACCAAGAGCAGTACGCACTCGGCGATACAAACTCAGCAGTTGTTTCGGGAGTTTCAGAAGCAGGTAATGCAATTGAAGTTCGCGTACAAGGCGTCATCAAAGCTCGCGGCGGAGACAGCCTCAAGAAATTTCCGGGTCAAACAAAAGCCTGGGAAGACGTTTCTTACACCGTCATCCCAGAGGGAACCGAAGGCACCTGGAGCAAAGGTGAGTATGTGACTATTACCGCAACAGTAAGCAGCGACAACCCCTTCAGAAAACCTGGTACAGACGTTGGCGTTCGCCTCCGCACGCTCGGCATCCAAACAGTAAACATCCCCGAATCTCGTACAGCCGAACGCATCTTTGAGGCCAACAGCCAAGTTGCCGACCTGAGTTTCTACAACTCTCTACTCACCAAAAGCAACGAGAGCAGCCCGGAGCACGAGATTGTTTACGTCAACGAAACCATCGCAAACGAAACACCGCCCCAGTACAGCAACCTTTCTTTGGCAGGTCTATCCCTAAAAGCCAGTCAGAATTTCACTTCAATCGATCAGATCCGCTGCTGGCTTGGTGAAGGTATTGAAGTTCAACGCTTCCTACCATCAGAAGCGGGAACCATCGATTCCAGCAACAAATTTACTGACCTTGTTTACTACCTGCTTACCGACAAAACAGCTGGCGCTGGTGGCGTCGTAAGTTCGAATCTTATTGAAACGGCAGAGCTTGCAAAGACAGCCACCTTCCTGGAACAGAACAAACTTTTCTTCGATGGCGCGATCGACTCACCGATAAACCTGCGGCAATTTATTGCAGACACCGCTCCCTATTTCCTGTGCTCTTTCGTAATCAGCAACGGCAAATTTAGCTTGGTGCCGGCACTGCCTTGTGGTCCTGCTGGTGACATCGTTGACAAGCCAATCGAAGTGAACGGTCTGTTCACCTCTGGCAACATCTTGGAAGACTCTTTTGCTGTGGATTACTTGCAGACAGAAGAACGAAAAGATTTCCAAGCGATTGTGCGTTACCGCAAAGAAAGGAAGAACCAGCTGTCTGAGGAGGCAACACTGAGTGTTCGCTGGGCCGAAGCTGGCAGTGACACGTATCCGATCGAATCTTTTGATCTGACCCAGTTCTGCACGTCACGCGAACACGCATTCTTGGTGGCCCGCTACTTCATGAGCATTCGCCGCCGCATCACCCACTCAGTCCGGTTCAAAACAACACCGTTCGGCATCGCACTTTCTCCCGGCGACTACATCCGAGTTCTTACAGAAGCCAGTCCTTACCAGCCCGCTAACAACGGTGTCGTTGGCGCGGATGGAACAATTACAGCAGCCACAACCTTGGTCGATGGTCGCTACAAAATCCTCTACGTCACCTCTTCAAACGAGGAAGTGCAGACTGGAGAACTGACGGTCACAAACGGCAAAGCGGTTGATCCTGACCTATTCAGCATAATTTTCACAATCGACTCTCCGACAGTCTCCAGTAACACCTATGCAGTGGAGCAGCTAACCTTGGACAGCGAAGGCCTGGTTGAAGTGCTGGCAACTGAGTTTCCAACCAGCAGTACGTTTAACAGCTTGATCGTGCAGGACGTACTCAGTCCAGCCAGCTTCATCGTTGAGGGTTGACCATGGATTTTCCTGCACTTGTACCATCGTCCCGTAACTACAGCTTAGGCGACTACGCAGTTCGCACATTCCGTTCGCAATCTGGCGCTGAAAGCAGAATTCTGTACGGCGACACCAGATTTGGCGCCACACTGGAACTGCAGTACCAAAACATCACAGACAAAAATGCCCAGACATTCGTAGGTCACTACGAAAATGAGAAGGGCACTTTTGGTACTTTTGAGTTGCCTCTTCGTGTTCTTGAGGGCTGGAGCGGCAATAGCCAGCTAATTAGCACCGGCTACAGAAACCAGCGAAACAGCATTGCGACATACATAGACCAAAACGGCTTTATCGTTACCGCTCAACCATTTGAAACCAGATTTAGCTATGAAACCCAGACCGGGCACCCTATTGGTTTGCTTTTAGAGGACGAGGCTACAAACTTTTGGAAAAACAGTACCGATCTTCAAATCGGTTCGTTTAGCCAATTTTGGCCTGCAACCGCCTCCGATCTACTGGGTCCAGATAACAAGCTAGAAGAAGTAACTAAATTTAGCGCTGCTGCAGACAATGTACAGACATTATTTTTGAGGCAGTTTGACCAGTACGCTCCGGGAGATTATACAGCCAGTATTTATATCTATGTTCCCAAGCAATCTTCAATTCCAGGCTGGAGAGTAATTGTCGATTTTACGGATAGTGCTACTGACAACAGCGCCAGTGAAGATTACTTAATTTTTGACAAGTGGGTTAGGGTGTCTTTGCCGGTAATTGTTACGGCAACACGAACTTTTCTAGACTTTAATTTGTTTCCGCTTGTCTCACCAAAGTTTGGAATGCACTTTTACGCTTGGGGCGCGCAGCTAGAAAATAATTTGACAAGCAGCTCGTACATTCCTACCTCAGGTAGCGCCGTAACTAGGCAAGCGGACAAGCTGCAACCAATTGGATCATGGCGTTATGCCGAACCGCCAGAAATTACCAACGTGCGCCCTGGCGTCAGTAACGCCCGTGTGCGGCTAATCAGTGTTGTATAGAATAGCCCCAAGGAGGTAGCCATGGCTAAGTTCTACACCGGTCGTGATGGCAGTTTGCTGCTGGACGGCGTGACCCAGGCCAAGGTGACCTCGTGGTCATTTTCGTCTGACCTAGAAACACTAGAAACCACGACACTGGGCGAGTCCCACCGCTCGTACACTCCCGGAGTCCAGGGCGCCAGCGGCAGCGCAACACTTCTGTATTACAAAGCAGACGACGGTAGCAACGACGCTGGCGACCTACTCAAAAAACTGATCAACACAAATACGGCCGGCGTCAGCGATGCCGATACCGTTCTGTTTACTTTGCGCTATGCAAACGGTGATAACTTTAACGACATCAAATTCAACGCCTACATAACCGGGGCAAGTCTTGGCTCGAACGTAGGTGAAGTTGCATCTGCTCAGATCAACTTTCAAGTAACGGGTACGCTAGCCGAGGCAAGTCTGTAATGGCCATTTACCTTGGAAGCGCGGGGAGCATTGAGCTTATTCGCAAGTCTCTTCAAGAAGAAAAATTATCTGTAGTAAACCCGGGCGACGTAAACGTAACCCGGAAAAGATTCAGTTTTGACTTCGAGGAAGGCTCATTCCTTACCGGCGACTTCATCACTATCACGTCCACTACAGACGTACCTCTTTCTTTCATCGGCATTGACGGCTGGCGCGATGGCAACGTCCACTCCAGCGGCAACTGGTACATCTTTGTTGACGAAATCGGCGGCATCCGCCTCTACAACACTTTTAACGAAAGCCTAGAAGGCGACAGTGCCGCCGCCATCAGCCTGGTAGACATCACCGCAGATATCCCAATTTCTGTCACCGTAAAAGATAGCGCAGGCAGAATACTGGGTTGCGTGATTCAATATGAATTGAACACGAATAGAGAAGCGATTGATGTTACTACTCTTTCTGACTCTTATCGTGAACAATACAGTTCGCTCATAACTGGCAGCGGTCAGCTTACGGCCCAGTGGGACTATAAAAATGAAAGCAACGAAGAAACTGTCAACTATCTTATGCAGTTAGCCTTGCGCACGGAAATTGGTGGAATTTTTGGCGCCAAATTTTATTTAAAAAGCGAGGGAGCCGCCCCCTCGGCCGGTGATTTTGCCGATAGCCAATTAAATGATTCTATTTGGTGGGAGTTTGACGCTCTAATTACTAATAGCGCAACAAATTTTGCGACAAATCAGATTATCGTTTCCACGGTTAACTTTGTGACCACTGGGGCGGTCAAGCTTAGGGCGCAAACTACGGTTCCCAGCAAGCTTCTGCAGGAGGACTCCGGCTTCATCTTGCTGGAGCAGGGCGGACTACTGGCTATTGCTGACGAGGATTAGAGCTAGACTGCTGGCATCTATCAGTTGGTTCGCAAGAGGTAGGCCGTGGCAGATCTTCGGATTAGTGAGCTAAATAGCCTGGCCTCGGCGGATGTGGCTTCCAATGATTTCCTGCCGATTGCTGATCGCTCTGCAAGCGAGACCAAAAAAGTAACCGTTGTTGATTTCCTTAATAAAGCAGTAACCCAGCTTTCTGACGACGTAATTCCAAGCGCAAAGATTTTATTTGATTCGCAGACAATCCCTGGCGGCGCATTTGTAAACGGTGCAGTAGGTAGCGATCAAATTGCCTCCAATGCAGTTGATTCAACCAAGCTTGCGAGCAACTCCAGCGCACAGCTTGTAACATCCCTGCCCGCCACTGGAGTGTTTGCCGGTCAGCTTGCAGTTGAAACGGAGACCAATAAAGCGTATGTCTGGGACGGCAGCACCTGGGTCAGCTTCAAGGCTGCTGGCTCGATCAACCAATTGGTTGCCACGACTTCCGGTCCAATTCAGATTTCTGTTGCGACGGTTGGCGACACAGCAACCCTTTCCGTAAATCCACAAGTCACACCAAGCGGCGGGATCTTCTTGGCTGGTCCCGCAGGTGGCGGGGGTGAAGTAAGCGGGCGAGCAATTGTCGGCTCCGATCTGCCAACTGCAAGCAACACCGCCAAGGGCGCCGTCATTGTGAACGGCGAAGGTCTGCGAGTAGACGGCGAAACACTGGAACTTGACAACGATGTCACCGCAACCAATATCTTTTCTGTCGTCACTCATAACGCGAAAGGTCTGGTAAACGGCAGTCGCGCAATTACCGCTGCCGATCTGCCCAGCGCAACAGCTAGCGCAACAGGTGCAGTTCAGCCCGGCACTGGTCTGAGTGTCACCAACGCTGGCGTACTAAATCACACAAATGCAGTCACAGCTGGCACTGCAACCAGGATTACGTTTGACGCGCAAGGCCATGTAACCAATGGCGGCACACTGACAGAGGACGACATCCCCGATATTCCAGCCGAAAAACTGACTTCGGGCGTGCTGGCTTCAGCCGTATTCGGCACCAACACAGTGCCTGGTTCCGCCATTGCGGACGCCGCGATAACTCAATTTGGCGGCCCTGGAACAACTGCTCAAGTTACAATCTTCCCGAGCGCAGATTTCAAAGGTCAGTTTTTCTACGACGTTGGCAGGGGTGACCTTTACATCTGGGATGGCTCCGCTTGGATTCCGGTAACAGTAACCAGCGGTGAGCTTATCTTTGCCGGCATCTACG